ACGGGACGAAATCGCTTCAGGGGCGGCGCGACGTTGCGCTTTTCCCAGTTGCGAAATCGGTTAGCGAGGTAATGAAGTGCATCTATTCGCTTTACCAGGAAAACCACTCGTTCAAGTCGCTCATCATCGACACGGTAACGCAATTCAACATCATGGCCGAGGCCGAGGTAGTCGCAATGGACGGGCGCGCCAAGAGCATTAACCAGGCGGCGGGCGGGTACGGTGCTGGGCATGCGGCGGTTGCTGCTATTCACCGAGAACTCCGCGAGGCGTGCGGCGTGCTCTCGAACGAGAAGGACATGCATATCGTTTTTCTCGCTCATGCGGACATCGACACCATTGACCTACCCGACCAAGAGCAGTTCATGCGCTACACGCTGCGTATGAATAAGAGGAGCCTTTCGTCATACATCGATAACGTGGACGTGGTGGCGTATCTTAAAATGAAGATGTTCACCACGGGCGAGGGTGACACGAAGAAGGCCACGACTGACGGAAGCCGGATCGTGACTTGCTACCCGTGTCCGTCGCACGTGTCGAAGAACCGGCTCGGGATCAAAGAGGATCTGCCCTTTGTCGAAGGCGAAAACCCGTTCGCGGGGTATCTTGTATGAACCTCTACGACATAGCCCAGGACGTCCAGGCGCTTGACGACCTCATCGAGTCGACGCTATTCGATGAGTCGGGCGCGCCGCGCGATCCGACGCCCGAAGAAGAAACGATCATCATGGGAATGATTATCGAGAGCGAGGAGGCATTCAAGGAGAAAGCGGGAAATATCTGCAAGTATCGCGCGAATCTCTTGGCCCAGTCGACGGAGTACAAGGCAGAAGAAGAACGGCTTACCAAGCGGCGCAATACGGCCGAGCGAAAGGCCGAGCGGCTCCGCATCTATCTGGACATCGCGATGGACGCGATAGGTAGCGACAGGCTCGAGGCGGGCGTGTTCCGGCTCCGTCGCCAGAAGAACCCGCCGCGCGTCGTCGTGGTCCGCGAAGAGCTGGTCGACGCGAAATATTTCCGCGTGATACCCGAGACGCGGGAAGTGAGCAAGGCCGACCTCAAGAAAGATTTCGAGATTGGCGAATATCCATGGGGCGCTGTCGTGCAAGACAAGAGCCTCCGAATCGAATAAGGAGAAAGAATGGCAAACCTAGGGAATTTCAACGCCGACGAGTACAAGGATGACTATGCGCCGCTCCCCGCTGGCCGGTACACGGCCATGATCGTAAAGAGCGAGACGCAGGCCACGAAGGCCGGAAACGGATCGTATCTCAAGCTCGAAATCGACATCGTGGACGGCCAATTCAAGGGCCGGAAGTTGTTCGAGAACTTGAACCTGGACAATCCGAATCAGCAGGCTGTCAACATCGCGAAGGCGACGCTCGCCAACATCTGCCGCGCGGTCGGAGTGCTCCATCCGAAGGACTCGAGCGAGCTACACCTGAAGCCAATGTCCGTCATGGTATTGGTTGAGCCCGAGAAAGACGGCTACCCGGCATCGAATAGGGTCAAACGGTGGGACGCCATGGAGTCTCCGAGCCAGACGAAGGCCCCGGCCCCGGCCGCCGCCAGCGCCGCGAAGCCGTGGGAGAAGCCGAAGGAAGACAAGATCGAGACGTTCTAGTGTAAAACGCGGCGTGGAGGGCGATGCCAAACACTGCCCGGCCGTATGCGGGTTCGATTCCCGCCGCCGCTTGAGAGAGGATGAAATGAAGAAAGAAACAATAGGCTCGGCTGAGTTGATACTAGGCGATTGTATGGAATATATGGCGACGTTGCCGGATAAAGCATTCGAGCTGGCGATAGTTGATCCGCCGTATGGAATAAATACAAACAATAACATAGGTAGGAGAAAAGGGAACAAACATTCCGACTATGCCTCGATTAGCTGGGATGAGTCAATCCCTACAGATGACTATTTTCAAGAGCTTTTTCGTGTATCTCACCATCAAATAATCTGGGGTGGTAATTATTTTCCTCTTGATCCTACCCCGTGCTGGGTTCTTTGGGATAAAGGATTTTCTCCTGAAGTAACATTTGCCCAGTTTGAAATGGCATGGACTTCCTTTGATTCATCGTGCAAGAAGTTCGACCAATCGGGCTCATATCCTAAAAACCGCATCCATCCTACCCAAAAACCTATAGCCCTCTATAAATGGCTTCTATCCCGCTACGCCAAGCCCGGCGACCTCGTTCTTGACACTCACGGCGGAAGCGGGTCCAGCGTGATAGCCTGCCTTGACCTTGGATTCCCGATAGTCTGGATAGAAAAAGATGAATACTACTACGACTCGGCGCTTGAGCGGATCAAGACTTTCCACGCACAAGGCAAGCTATTTGATGAACCGAAAAAAGAGATTAAAGAACAGGATATGTTTCAATGAGAAAAGAGCCCCGGCCCTATCAACGAAAATGCCTTGATTCCTTGTATGAGTATTGGCGAAGCGATGACGCGGGAAACGGCGTTATCGTGCTGCCAACGGGTGCGGGGAAATCGATGGTTCTCGCGATGCTCATCGAGGAACTATGCGAACGCTGGCCCGGAACGCGTATTCTTGTCCTCTCTCATTCGAAGGAACTTTTACAACAGGACTACGACGAGATTCGCGGGTTTTGGCCGGAAGCGCCCATCGGTATTTTTTCGGCGGGCATCGGGCGCAAGGAAATACAGGCGCAGATCCTGGTCGCGGGCATCCAGTCCATCGACAAGCACGTTCACCGGCTCATGCCTCCTCCGGAAATTGTGATCGTGGACGAAGTACATTTGGTCCCAAGAAACGAATCAACGCGCTATAAAAAAGTATTGAATACGCTTTCCCAAATGTACCCGAGCATGAAATGCGTCGGCTTGTCGGCTACCGCCTACCGGCTCGACTCGGGTTGGCTCCACTTAGGGAATGACGCGATCTTTGACAATATCGTTTATGAAGTGCCCGTCCAGGAATTGATTGACCAGGGGTATTTGTGCTCGGTTATCCCATACGGAAGCCCGGTCAAGATAAATACCGATGGTGTGCATCATTCGGGCAATGAGTTCGTCTCGAGCGAGCTTGAGAACGCGGCCATGGCAGGCGATATCACCGAACTCGCCGTGCGTGACATGGTAGAGCGCGCCCAGGATAGAAAAAAATGGCTTATCTTCGCGTGCGGAAAAAAACACGCGGGCCAAATCCTTGAGCATCTTTCCGCCCATGGGATAAACGCGGCCACCATTACCGCCGACACGCCGAAGGCGCAGCGTGACGAAATCATCGATATCTATAAAAATGGCGGCGGGCTTGAGCCGATCCGCGCGCTCATCAATATCAACGTCTTGACAACGGGGTTCAACGCGCCCGCGATAGACATGATCGCACTCATGCGCCCGACCGAATCCTGCGGGCTTTACGTCCAGTCTGTCGGGCGAGGGATGCGGATGGCCAATGGAAAAGAGAATTGCCTCGTCCTTGACTATGCTGGTAACACGATCCGCCATGGCCCGATTGACGACGTACACCCGGATGCGCAATGGGAAGGATCGGGCAGCGGGATAGCGCCCGTCAAGGAATGCCCAAAATGCTACGCGCTCGTGCTTGCGGCCGTGCGCACGTGCCCGTATTGTGGATATGAGTTTCCGAAAGTAGAGATACAAATTGAGGCGACGCCCGCCCAGGCTCCACTCCTCAAGAGCCAGCAGCCGCCAGCAGCGCCAGAAACACTTGAGGTGGATATGACCGAGTTTCGGTTACACTTGAAAACAGATAAGCCTGAAAGCGTTTGTATCACTTATCGATGCGGATTGACGGATGTACGCGAGTGGGTTTTCCCTGAATCGGGAACGCAATGGGGACAGTTCTTTTATACCAAGTTTTGTAAGGAAATCGGACTTGATTATCCATATCCGAAAAACGCCCGCGACTTTCTGCAAAACATTCTTCCGCAAGCCAAAAAGATAATTACCGTCAAGGACGGTAAATGGGATAGGGTAAAATCCCATGAATGGATCTTGAGCGTGAAAGATTATAATGACCAGATTCCGTTCTGACCCATTGACAATCGCCAATTCCGTGATATACTTGACCGTGGAGGCTACGTTTCAATCCATGCGCCCCCGGGGGGCGCGACAGAAGTGTCACGATTCCAAACAATGACATACGACGAAGCTATGCTTCGGGCGGAGATACAATAAGGAGGGTAAAATTATCTGTGATTTTTATTCGTGGATCGAGAAAAACGGGAAGCTGTACTACTTGGACGATGCAACCATTGAAGCGCGATGGCCGAATGATGACGTGCGCGATCATCTCGGGCATTCGTCAATAAAGGAGATTTTTCCCGAAGCGCGCGGCGGCAATCATTGCGAAAACGCGACAGATATTCCAGCCAGAATCGCCAAGAGAATCAATCGCGGGCACATGGACAAGATGGCGAAGGCCGGGCAATGGGCCGGGGCGCGGTATGATTCGCGCGGGCATCTTGTCTCACGATGGTGGCTGGATGTCAAGCAATTCATCAAGGTAATAAAGAAAATCAAATGGCTTGATAATCATGGCGAGATAAAGCCTGAATGGAAGGTCTTTGAAACAAGGGCCGCCGCCGCCGCCGCCGCAAGAGCCGCCGTATGGGTCGCAGCAGGGGCCGCCGCAAGGGACGCCGCAAGGGACGTCGCAAGGGCCGCCGGAAGGGACGTCACAAGGGACGCCGCAGGGGTCGAC